TTCAACAGGTGCAGGTGGTTCAACAGGTGCAGGTGGTTCAACAGGTGCAGGTGGTTCAACAGGTGCAGGTGGTTCAACAGGTGCAGGTGGTTCAACAGGTGCAGGTGGTTCAACAGGTGCAGGTGGTTCAACAGGTGCAGGTGGAGCGGGAGCTGGCAAAGGTGCTGGAGCAGGAACTGCATCAATTACTGTTTGTGCTGCTGCTACTATTGTAGGTGCGGTAGTTACTTTTTCTACGGCTGTAGAAACAATTGCAAGGTCTGACACCTTTTCAGTTAATGTTGTGCTTGCTGCTGCTAATGCCGTTACAGTATTTTGTGAAACAGTTGCAATAGGTGCAATAACGGTATTTGTGTTTGCTGTATTAGTTGCAACAACAGTTGTAATTGTTGAGTTTAATGTAGCAATTTGTGCGTTTGCTGTATCAATTGCTGCCAATACTGTTGCATTGTTTGGATCTGGGGCAGGAGTAAATGCAGCGCCTTGACTGATTGTTCCAGTAAATCCCGCAGTAGTGCTTGTATTATTAATATTTGTTACGGGACCATTTGTAGTCTCTCTTACGTTAAATCTAGCACCATTTGGAATTGGTCCAGTCACGCTTACATCTGCCTGCCAGGCACCATCTGATGGGTTTACATCTGCGTTAAATCTAACTTGAGTCATTTGTGTATCGGCGGTAGTTAGTGGAAATAATCTAAGGTCCCAAGCAACACTAAGTGTATTAGTAGTTGTTGAGTATGTAATTCCAGATCCATTACTCCAAGTAGTCCAGTCATATCCTGCTATAGAAATAGAAGGTGCATTAGGTGTAGAATAATAATTTGCACCCTCATTTACTCCAAAGGTGATTGTCGCATTAGATCCTACAAAAACATTATTATATGTGACTCCGCCCATCTGTAAATTAAATGGAAGGTTCATGCGAACACCAGCATCATCTACATTAGATAAAACATTTGTGGTTGTACCAATAGTTGCAGCAAGAGCATTGACTGCATCCTGAGCATTATTAATTGCTACGTTTGCTTGAGTTAATTGTGTTTGAGCCTCTGTCCGTGCAGGATTTACTGCTACTACCGCCGTGGTTGCCGTTGCAACTGTAGCCGTGGCTGTATCTACGGCTGTTTGAGCTACCTGTATTGCAGTAGAGGCTGTTGCTGCTTGTGCGGTTTCTGTTGCAACTTGAGTAGCAACCTGTGTAACATTTACCTCTGGCGCTGGTGTAGAGCTTTCTGCAGGCGTTGCTGCTGCAACTACTGAAGCAACTAAAGTTGTTTCTGCTGCTGTTACTGTTGTAGATGCTTCCGTAACTGCAGTCTGTGCAGCTACAACTTCTGGTGTTGTTGTTGTTGCATTTGTAGGAATTGCTGCTACTGCAGCAGTTACTGCTGCTACTGCAGTAGTTACATCTTGTGTAACTGTTATTGCAGTTGGTGAAATTGCACTGGTGTTTGCAACTTCTGCAACTGCTGCTACCGCTGTCGCTACTGCTGCATTTGCTGCAGCTACGGCTGTGTTGGATGCTGTTACTGACTCTACTGCTGTTGCTATTGTGGCAGTGGCTGTATCTGATGCTGCTACAGCTTGTGCAACTTCTGTAGTTGCTGTTGCAATTGCTGTGTTAACTGCTTGCTGTGCAGGGCTTACTACAACTTGCTCTGCAGGTGCTGGTGGCTCATTGGCATTAGCAAAATTAGGACTAAAAAGGAAAAGCCAGCCGATTATAAAAAGGCTGGTTAAAAAATACTGTAACTTTCTAGTCAACTAGGTATCTCCTAAGTAATGCAATATTTTTGCTTACTTAATAATTATACCACTAGTGTTATTTAGGATTATCTGTTTTGTAGAATCCGTTACCCTTAAACTGTATACCAAATGGCGTAAAGTGTCTAGTCATTTGCGACTCACACTCTACACATGTGTAGCCTGGATCTATATCTGTTATTGATCTATGTACTGACATTGTTGCGTGTGCATCATCATGCGAACACTTGTATTCATATACAGGCATTACTTACCGCTCTTTTTTCTCTTCTCTGCTAAGGCGTTAAAGTCTTTAACCTTAGTGTCTCCTAGGTATCCCCAGGCATGTCCATCTGCAATCATCTTATCATTCATTGAAACTTCTGCTCCGTCTAGGAACAGCCAGCCTAAAATTCTTCCATACTTTTCTGATGAGTCCATTTTTTCTGTTTTAATAACAACAGTTTTTGCGGCTTCAATTTCACGCTTGAGATAAGCTTTTGCCTCAAGGCCCAATGCCTTCTCCATCTTGTCTGTTGTTCTGCTTTCTGGTGTATCTATACCAGCAAGTCTTACTCTTGAGCTAAATGAGATATCGAATCCAAGATCAATTTCTACATCGATTGTATCTCCGTCCACAACCTTTGTAACCTTTTTAACGTAGTACTCGAACATGATTCTCCTTAAATTATAAAGAGCAGTTTGAGGACTTGCTCAGGTCCATCCTTCGGGTAGCGACCCGAATAGTCTGCGACTCCCCAGTGACGGGGTGCAGATTTCTATTATACTATTTATTTGATCTTGATGGTCTTTGGCTTTTTATCTTCTGGAACTAAGCGGTTAATATTAATATTTAACATGCCGTCCTTTAGAGATGCGCTAGAGACTTCCATGTATTCCCCTAGGGCAAATGAGCGTGTGAACTTACGAGCAGCAATTCCTTTATGTAAAACCTCTGCGTCTGTAACCTCAACAATTTCTCCAGATACTACAAGGGTGCCATTGTCTACTGATAGAGTAATGTTTTCCTTTGTAAATCCTGCTACTGCAAGGGATACTAGATATGTGTCTTCGTCTAGCTTTAATACATCATACGGTGGATATGATTGGCGCGATGCAGCATTATGCACGTTAGCCATTCTTTCAATCTCACGGTTAAAGCCAATAAAAAAAGGATCTTTAAAAAGATCCCATGTATATGTTGTTACCATTTTATTCCTCCTTCAAGCGAATAAGTTAATTTATAGGACCCCTTAAGGGCATCCTAATATAATTATATCATAAATTTTAATCGTTTGGAATGTCTGTAATATCTAATTCGATTAGGCCTTTTTCCTTAGCGACCCTCTGCCCCTCTGGACTTAAGTGCAATGTTGCCTCTAGGTTTTCATCATACTCAACTTCAACCAAACCTGCCTCATACAATTCCATGAGAGACTTATCAACATATTCTATATGTGATTGCCAAAGCTCTGGGGCTATGTCCTTTGCTGTTTCGCTTATAGAGAATATCATTTCTCCGTTTTCGTCCATGCCTTCTAGAGACACTGCGCCTATTTCTAGGTAGTATGCCAGCCTTGAGTCGTCATCATCATATTCATCGTCATGCATAATATCTCCTTAGTACACCAGGTAGGACTTGAACCTACGATAGCCGAATTATGAGTTCGGGGCCTTGACCAACTTGGCTACTGGTGCCAGTTGATCTATTGTAACGTGCCATCTTCATTTTTGTCAATGGTTTCTTCTACTAATTGCTGAACATAATCAGAAAAATGTTTTCTTATATTTCCAGATGGTCTTTTCCCCAAAGACTTCCACATTCTTTTATATTCAATTACATTAGCAAACGTTGTTGGGCATACGGACACTCCGTTATATTCTTTTAGAACTGTTGGAAGCGGCACATGCTTTCCACAACATTTACACTCTTTAGCTTTTTCTTGATATATACTCATACTATTTCCATTCCGTCTAATACATCTGACAAGTCCTTCGGCATTCTTGGAGGTCTTATCATGTTTGTTACAATTGTGTCTTCTTCTTCTCTATCCCACTTTAAAGAACTATATGTATGAATATCTATTTCATCATTGTTCTGTGGCCTGCTTCTGCTAATGGCATTAAATATAGATCCGCAAACAGCATCGGCTAAGTCTTTAGATCCTTTTCTAGGGTGGTCAACTCTATCTCTCATAATCTTAAGCTGAAGTAATTCGTCTATCAACAAAGGAACATGCGGTCCATCGAGTCTATCTTCTGCCACAACCATAGCCATATCGTCATAATGTTTTTTAGCAACAGATAGTGTTTCTGTATTAATACCATACTGCTTTAGTTGCTGCATCATGTCGTGAGAGTTCCAACGGTCAAACGTGCATACTCTAACTTTAAATCCTTTAGATCTAAGAGATAAAATGTAATCTTTAACCTCTGTAAAATCTACAGACTTATCTGGAGTTGGAGTCCAATACCTTACAACATCTACTTCAACAATTGGGGCTGGCTGAGAATATGTATCTGTTACCTTAACATTAACCCACTTCTTTACATGTGCCATTGCTACTGCACAATGGTCATGCTTTTGAGCAAGGTCAACGTGTATGAAATATTCTTTATCTGGATCTGGTGCAAACCAATCTTCAAATCTTCCGAAGTTGTCTACCGCAATAGCCATATTGCTAAATGCTTTTTCAATCTTTTCTCTTGATTTAAAGAATGCATCTACTGCTTCTGATGGCATGCAGGCAAATCTTCCTAGTGCATCTGGAGCGTTTTTATAAAACGCAACCTTAAAGTCTTCAATCTTTCTTACTGGATTTACTTCCCACGTAGGTCTTTTAAGAGCATACATCTTAGGATATTTGTATGAGATGATATGATCTTCTTCCCACTCAATATCAAACTCGTTACCTTCCGTTCCGTCTGGAAGATCATCATCTAGCTTAAAGTGATGAGTTCTAGTTATAACTTCTTTTTCCGCTACAACATCGTCATATCTTTGCTGGATATAATCGTTTTTGTATCTAGGGAATGATAGAAGAATGACCTTACCAAAATCTGGAAAACGTGAGTCTACTGATGCCCTATACATATCATATATAGCTCCACCAGTTTTAGCCTGCTCGTGGCCAGTTGTATTCTCTGTAGCAAATCCTGAGATTTCATCAAGAATGATTACGATAACGTTATAACCTTCCCAGGCTTCACGCTCTGAGTGACCTGAGTGTACTGTTATAGACTTATCAAACTTCATTTCAGAAGCCTTTGGCTCATACTTTCCAGTAAACCATGGCGACTTATCTATTCGTGTTTTAAATCCTTTAAAGAAAACATTGTTTGCCTGCTGAGAGTTAATAGCAATATTAATAATATCAATTGAGTCTCCAGGAGGCTTGCCATAATATGTTGCTGGATCTTTAAGGCATAAAAGTAAATATACTATATAAGCTACTGATATTGTAGAGCAGTAATCTTTTCCAGAACCTTTACCTAGTTGAGCAACAACTTCATTAGCTGTCTGCTTAAACATTCTAACACCTTCGTCTTCGCCAAATAGTTTGACGAGTGTTGACTCTTTATAAATCTGCGAACTCTTTTCAATAAGAGTATACTGATATTCAGATAGTGGCGGTAGACCTAGATAATCTGGGCTTTGAACAAATGTGCGTAAGTCAACTGGACGCTCATCAAACTCTTCGCCATCCAGTATGTCAATGAGATCATCAAAATTAAGGTCCACTAACTTCCTCAACTATCTCTATTGGCTCTACGATTCCTGTAATTTGAGATAGTCTTTTAGCAACTTCCATCTTACATTTTGGACAGCTTGCAGTAACCTCTTTTAAAATCTTTACTAGGATATCTTGCTTGCGTTCTGTGTCAGCAATTTGTGTAGCAAGTTCGGCATTGTCAAGCAAGCCTATCTCTTGAAGCATTCCTATTCTTTTGCCTTCAATGTCTGCAATTAGTTTTAATGCTCCAGATTTAACGCTTAACTGACCAGCCTGATCTGCATCTTCTACTGTCTTCCACGCCTCTTTGATAAGCATAGCGTAGTGTTGATCAGCTCCTGAAATGGCTTCCTTAGCCCTCTCACGGGCCGCTGTGTCGTTGTGAACTACACTCTTCCACTCTTCTATATACTCAACAACTTCTGCTCTCTTAAAGCCTGTTAGGGTGGCTATCTGGGTAGGGTTATTGCCCTTGAGTAGTTCTTCAACTACTCTGTTCATTCGATCATAATGATCAGTTAATTCGATTTCCATATAACATCATTATACTTCTAGTCGACTGAAATAGCAAGTTTCTTAGCAATTTTAAGTAGGATTAAATAGCCAATCATATCGTCAATATCATTATCTCCAGCAAATCCTGAGCCATTCTTTATTCTATTAATCTTATCATCAATACGAATTTTAATTTGCTCTTGATTGTCCGCCTGAGAAAATATACGAATTGGGGTCAAAGCTGAGTCTCCGTAGGATATATTCTTTTCAATTAACATCTGTGCTATTTCAAGACACTCTACAATTATCTTATTTCCAGATGGTGCATCTGTTGCCATTAACTGTAAATCTGTAACCCACATTTGATACCCGTTTTCTTTATTTGGATATGATGTAAATCCCATTATTCCATCTCCTTATACAACTGTTTAAGTCCTCTTAGCGTTCCAATATCCATATATTGTCCGCCTGGTCTTACCGCCTTAATGTTAGCACCTTTAGCAATCCATTCTTTTAATTGTTTTCCTGGATGATCTAATGATGTATCTATGTATCTTATCATATTCTTTCGGAATAGCATAGTGCCCCACATATCTGGGTAATCACAATTGTCTACCTTATCTTCTGACTCAATTACTTTATCATTAGAAACCAAGACTTGACCAACACGGCCCTTTATAGATTCTCCGCATTCCCAAATTCCCAGAACAAGGTCTGCGGTATTATCTTTAAATAAAGGCTTATATATATTTCCAGGTGCGTTTAATATATATGTATCTGGCATACCAATTAGCACCGTATCATTATACTCACCGACCATAAACTTTACTGCATCTGACATTGTTGATGGCTCACGAACAATTAGTTTAATATTCATGTCCATGTTTTGAATAATTGGAACCCACTCAGCCCTTGTAGAAACTCTAACCTCATCACACACTTCAAGCATCTGCTCTACGTGCCACTGCAAAAGAGATCTTTCGTCTGATATAGGCAAACAAAATTTAGGGATGCCTCCAATTCTAGAAGCTTTTCCTGACGCTGGCAATACTCCAATAGTAGACATTACTTTTCCCAATCGTGAGGATTGAATCCGTTAGGATATGATTCATTTACTCTAGGATCTTTTTTCCAAGCAATCCATCCCTCTTCTCTGTCATCTCCCCAATATAGATGAACTACATCTCTGTCTAGGAGTCTTTTAGCATCTTCGCCATGGAAAATATAAACCTTATTATCTTTTAGGAATGGCATCTCAAGGAGCTCTGGTGCCCATTCATTAATGTGTTTTTGATACGGCTCTACACCAAGCTCACGGTATAGTGCATCAGTAAACATTTGAACATCAGTATAGTAATGAACCATATGGTTGTGTTGAATGATTCCTTCGGAACATCTTTCAACACAAAGGTCTATGGCTGCCTTTAGTAAGGGGTGGCCAGCTTTAGCGGCAATCGTTTGAGTTGCTAGCCATGGAGTATCTCTTTCAATATCTAGGATCATATCGTACTCAGAGTTTAACCATGTGTCTACTGGAATCTTGCAATGAGTATCCATATCAGCATATATACCGCCGTGTATGTAAAGAATAGCAAATCTCCACAATCCAGCCTTCATTACTCCCAGAGGCAGGTTTACATACGTCTCGTATGTTTTTGTATCAAAGTGCTCCTTAAAGAAGTCTTCTCTGTCTTGTCCGCTCATGTATCCATGAGTCCATTCTGGATTTTGATAAGTCCATGTGCCTACGCTTTCTTTAGCGTAAGATGGCAATTCATCAAATGGTGTTTCGTAAGTCTGCCAAATCTTTTTTTCTATACTCATACTATCTCCTTTTAATTAACTGAAACTTTTCTAAATGTCTCTGTATAGTCATAGCAGAAACCTTGCACTCATCAGCAATTTCAGTTACTGTTTTCTTTTGTACTACATACCTTCTGTACAGCCATGTTTGACTCTGATATAACTTCATCGTTCTGTCAACGCCTTATTAGCATAGTGAGCAATGCCAAATGCATCTGCTACGTCAAAATCTGTGAGCGATAGATTATACTTATTATTAAAGTAGTCCACTGTTCTCTGCTTACGCATATTTCTTAGTTTATTCTTATACCAAGAATCTGCGTAACCTGGATTAGCCAGCCTTATTCCAGACTTCTCATCTTTTGTAGGATTCTTATTTCCAATATACGACTGCCATGCGGAGGGGCTAATGGTAATAACCTTAGCGCCAGTAGACATAAGCTCAGCAATAACAACTCCATATACATATGATAATTTTATCACAGCATCAGGTGATCTGACAAGGATTGCTCCCTCTACTGCAATATAATCAGACTTTAATTCATCTAACATAACATGCATCTTCACCTTAGCATCGTATATCTTTTCATATATATCAGATCCAGTGAACTCTATCTTCCCCCACTTTAAAGGCTTATCGTTTTCCATTAAGCAAAATGCAACAGAATTAGTAGAAGCATCTATGCCTAAGACTCTATTGGCTTTGGTTTTTACAAGCTCAGCTAATTTCATCTAGCATCCCTACAATTCTATTTCTTTTTGTTATATCTATTTTTTTCTGGCAAGAGGCACATAGCGGCGTGTCATTATATCGGCTTAGTTGTGCACCACACTTTTTACATCCACGAGCAGCACCATTTCTAATAGCCTTTTTTTCGTAATACTTTTCCATGATTCGTCTGTTGGTAGCAACACGGCAACATTCATCTGTGCAATACTTTTGATTATGAGTCTTAGGCTCGAAGTCTTTAGCGCATTCTTTATTTGCACAGATCATACTTTTGGAACCGCAAACAATTCTATTTGAACAGTGCCAACTGGAGTGTCTTTACTGTAGCATTCTTTTTTAATTGGGCAATACGTGCAAGGCATCTTAGACTTTGAAGAACCTTCTGGTCTCATTGGAAGGTCGCCATCCTTAAAGTTATCCCAAACTTCACACATCCAAATAAATGTATCTTCAATAATCTTAGTATTTTTCTCATTCATAGAAATCGGAATAACAATTAGCTCCTGCGTGTTCTTATTCTCATAAAGGAAAAATCCTTCTTTAGCATTTTTTAGCTTCATGTAAGTAAGTAACTGAAGCATGTGGTTTGGAGTAGGCTTCATTTCAGATTGACGAGCATCCCAAACTTCTTGCTTAGCAGTTTTAATTTCACCAATTACTGTTTCGCCATCGTATTCCATAATAAGGTCTATGAAGCCTCTGATTGGGGGGTACTCATTAATAATCTCTTCTTCTTCAGCCTTGAATTGTGGCATAGTTGCAATAAGTTTTTGCAAGCGTTCATGAGCCTGTGTTCCCTGAGCCATATTAGCAACTGCTACTGCATCATTATCATCTATAAACATTGCGCCACTAAAAGCCATATACCAGTATCTTGGGCATGTACCATGACCGTAACCAAGAGAGCTTGGGCTGAAAGACTTCTTAGTCATTTCTCCATCTGCACGTTTAGTATTTCGGTAGGACTCGTCAAGCAATTGTGCAAAAAGCTCTGGGTCAAAATATTTTCCAGTGTGCTTCTTAAACTTAAGATTCTTTACTATATCTCTACCCATTATGAATTGTACCTAACGACATACTTAAGTGCATCTACAAGTTTGTCTATGGACTCCTTCGCTGAATAGTAAATGTTCTTTTTGTTATTATTTGTGGTGCCAGCTTTATCTTTAGCAATGGTCGAGTAATAAGATGCCATCATTGAAAATTTAGTAGACATAGCCTGAAGCTCAATAATTAGATACGGTGCTTTTGCTGAAGGAACGTCTGGATTCATAAGAAGCTTTACTACAATTGCAAGAGCTTTATCTAGCTGATCATCGCCCATATACTCATGCAAGTCATTAAACTCTGTTATAGAGCTAATTAACTCTAATGTATTCTTATCGTCTGGCATTTTTATTCCGCTCTCTTTTATCTAGTTTATCTATAAATAAACCCATTGCATATCCAACTACAAAACCTAACATTATTCCAAGAAGAAACATGCTCATTAAATAAACCTCTGCACAATCCCGTATCCAATCCACAAACCAACAATTCCCATAAGACCTGCAAATACTGGTGGTGCAGGGATGGGCAATCTAAGTATACTAAATATTGCGCCTACTGCAGTACCAGTTAATGTTGTATATAGTATTTCTCTCATTGCTTTGCTTTCTTATGATTTACTATATACGGACCAACTATTGATCTTACTGTCCCATCTTTACGAATCTTTATAATCATTCCATTCCTAATAATGGTATCGTTAAATCTACGCTTGTTCGCCATTGTTATCCTCCCAGAATTGGATCAGCTCTTCTAATACTGCCCACTCAATAATACCAAGTCTAACTTTAGACTCGGTTCCAATAATAATCTTTAATGCTGGATGCATGTCTCTACTGACCTTAAATGTGTCTGTGCATATCTTAGACCAGACTGGCTTATTCAAAGTAAAAGTAGACGATGCCTCTTTGTAGTCTACAAGGAACTGATTCCACTTGGCATCACCCTTTTGATAATCACCACGGCCACTATTTTTTTGTGCTTTGGCGCCATCTCTTTTTACTTCTGATCTTTCTGACATTACCTAACCTTAAACATTGTTTCGTGACCCCTGGAACATTTCCAAGACATTACTAGTTCTATGGGATCCCAGGTTGCTCCATTAACATCTTCATCACATGTATTACATGCTCTGACACCTGGAAGCTTTTCTAGATCATATTCTTTTTGATCAATTTTTTCATTAAAAAACTCATTAAGATCTGGCATTTATTTCTCCGATTAAGCTGTCTACAACATCTGGATTTTCCTTTAAATATGCTACAGCCTTTGCACGTCCTTGAAAACGTTCTCCATTTACTGTATACCATGCTCCACCTTTTTCTACAATCCCGCACATTTCTGCAACGTCTAATGTTTCTCCAACAGCATCTATACCGAGAGTGTCCCCTTGGTAATAAAAGTCGTACTGTCCCGATAAATTAGGGGGGCCGAGTTTGTTGTAATCAATAATCCAGTTAACTGGTCTTCCGACTCTTTGTTCGATAATCTTGTCGCCAACTTTAACGCCAGCCTTAATAGCATTAGCCTCAGCTTCAGACGACCATAACTTAATGACCGTGGAAGAAAAGAACTTGACTGCCATGCCACCTGTGGGGATGTGACTAGCATGCATAGATCCAAATTGATTTCGTTGTTGTGAGATGAGAACAAGTAGTGTGTTTTTGTTTGCATAATTTAACATCTTGACTGCGTGGGTCATATCCTTTGCTTCTGCGCCAATCTGCTTAGTATCTTGCAGATCCTTTAATTCATTTCCATCTTTTTCAAAATAGATGGCTGGCAATAATGCAGATATAGAATCTACCACAATAATATCTACTCCAGCATCCATTAGCTTAGTTGAAACATCAACCATGTCATTGATTGTTTTTACCTTTGAGTGAATCAATGAGGCTGAATTAACTCCCAAAGACTCCGCCCATACTTGATCGTATGAATCTTCTGCGTCAATCCATGCACAAGTTTTTCCTTCTTTTTGTGCAATTGCAATCATCTGTAAGCAGAAAGAAGATTTACCAGCAGACTTATTTCCCCAAACCATAACCTGACGACCATATCCAAGTCCGCCACGCAGCGCTAGGTTAAGACCAATGCTTGGTGTTGGTTGGCGATCTACTGTTACATTCTGTGCTGACTGCACTCTTGCTCTTGTTTTTGGATCTAGTTTTGCTAGTATATCATCTAATAAAATTTCCATTATTACTCTTTCTTCTCTCTACTAATTATATCATTAAAAAAGGTTGCCGTGAAGTCTTGGTCTTTCTTTATTTTTATTTATCTTTGATTCTAATACTTCATCTAGACTATGTAGAACCTGCTCTTCATTTCTCATTGCTGCATAAACATCTAGAAGACGAATAATAACATCTGCCATTTCTTCAACAATTTCTTGTGAGCCCTTGCTCTTTCTAATTGCCTCTAACACCTCAGTAACTTCTGAATGCACAAGGGCAAGCTTGTTTCCAATCTTGTCATGGGAATAATCTCCATCCCAAAACCCCTTTTCTTTTGCTGTTTCATGAAGCGTTGCTGACAATGCATCAAGGCCGTACTCTACTAGAATCTCACTCTTGCTCATTCTTATCCCTTAAACTAAATGTAAATGATGTATCAGTATCATCATAATCAATAACCAATTCTTTTTCTGATTTTCCTGCGTCTAGAAATCTTAATGTAGGAACTGTTATCTTTCCATGTTCTTCTAGAATAGCAACAAGAACTTGATTAATACTGATTGATGTAACCAAGCCT